ATCGGTGTCTTATGTGGCTTTGCAGCCATATTGATATGCAAACTTCTAAAACTGTTACCTTAAGGAGGAAACCGTGAAGATAGGTAGCATTCTAGCTAAGGTTGGAACAAGCATTATCAAAAATGTCGTCCCAGGTGGAGATCTAATAATCGACGCTGTTAATGCTTTTCTGCCTAAAGAGAAACAACTTCCAGCATCTGCGACTGGGCAGCAGGCTATCCAGGCAGTGAACTCCTTATCCCCAGAGCAACAAGCTCAGTTGTTGTCAAAGGAGCTGGATGTAGAAATTGCGGAAATTAACTCTTGGACTCAAATACAAGGTTCTCTTGCAGATGCTGATAAGACGGGAAATACTACTAGGCCTGAGATTGCTTTGATGATGGCCAAAGTAGTTGCGTTTGTCGTCATCTCATTTGCGTCTGTTGTTGTCTCTGCCATTGTCAGAGATCAGTGGGCAATGATTGAGAAGTTGGCTAACTGCTGGCCCTTGCTCATGGTCGTCATTGGAACTCCTTCTGCCTTGCTGCGTTCCTACTTTGGTATGAGATCTAAAGATAAGGAGAGAAGGTACAGCGCAGCTGTAGGACAGCCTATTCAGGCTCCAGGATTCCTTGATAAATTTGCTAATCTTATAGGAAAGTAACAATGTCACCATTAGCAGAACGACAAGATAGTGCTCCACCATTGGGATCTGAAGAGAAAGTAGACGAAGATCTTACTAAGTTGCTCGACTGGCTTCAGAAGGTTGAAAACAGCACTCCTGAGACGGAGTATAGAAAGACCTCAATGGAGGATTATAACTTCTATTCTGGTAAGCAAGATACCGATGATGTTTTAAAGGAGCTTGAGGGTCTCAAACGTCCTGCTACAATATATAACGAAGTCAAGCCCAAGGTTGATATGCTTATTGGTATGGCTGCTCAGACCAAGCACAATGCTACTGTTGTTCCTGTTGGTGTTGAAGATGAGCCAATGGTAGAGTTAATGGCAGGAACTCTAGATCATTTCCAGCGAAAAGAAAAAATCGTAAGAAAGGAACTTGAGTGTTTTGAACATACTGTAAAAGGTGGAAGATCGCTTCTTTTCTTTTACATCGACACGTCAAATCCTTTTAAGCCTGTGATTAAGGCTAAGAGATATGACGGAAGAAACTTCTATCGAGACCCAGACGCCCAAGAATATGATATGTCAGACGATAGATTTCTGTTTCTTGATAAGTGGCTTACAGAACATCAGATAAAACAATTCTGGAAAGAATTTGATACTTCAATGGCTCAGCAATACAGTAAAGGGCCTGATATGCCAAAGTTCTTCGACGAAGCACAGGAGAAGTACAGAATTGTAGAAGGTTGGTATTATAAGTTTATAGACGTTATTTACTTCGTAAATCCTATGTCTGGCAAAGTAGAATTTCTTGTTCCTGCAGAATATGAGAAATTCGAAAAGGTTATGAGAGACGGGCTTAATACTGAGAATGGTAGATTTCAGACGAGCGAGCAAATTCCTCATCAAGAGTCTTTCAAGAAGCAATATCATTACATGATCTTCTCAGGGGAGCACAAGTGCATGGGTGGGCCAAGCCCATACAACTGGGAAGGATTTCCTGCGGTGTTTTATGGCGCCTATAAAGATTATGATACCAACTCTTGGTTTGGTGCAATAACTGTTATGAAAGATGGGCAAAGAACCTTAAATGTCAACAGGAGACAACTTGTTTACTTGTTGCAGACTCTGCCCAAAGGCATATTGATGCACGAAATAGGATCAGTTATTAATATCGAAGAGTATGAGGAGAAGTCTTCTCAGCCCAACTTTCACCTGGAAATTGCTAAGGGGCAGTTTGAGAAGGTTAAGTTTCAGGAGCAACCTAGGATTTCTCCAGTTTATCATCTCCTCGATGGAATGCTCGTTCAGACTATTAAGAACTCTTCTGGAGCTCAGGATAATCTTATGGGCATTCAGACGACCAGCAGAGAACCAGGAATCACTGTTCGTGCGAGACAACAAACAGGAATGGCAGTGCTTTATATTCTATATGATAATCTTAGAGAGTCAAGGTTACAACGTGGAAAGCTACATATGTCATTAATTCAGCAGTATGTGACTGAAGAAATGGCTATTAGAATTAAAGGGCCAGAGGGAGCCCGCCTAATGCAGATTAATTCAGTAATGAATCCGGAGAATAAAGGCTTTAACGATATTACTGCAGGAGAATTCGATTATGAAGTTGAGGAGACTGCAGAGACAATGTCAATCAGAGCGGCAACTGCTCAGATGCTTGTAGAGTTCTCCCAGAATAATCCTAATACAATTCCTCCAGATGTAATTCTGGAATATACAGACTTGCCTTATTCAGCTAAGCAAAGGGTCAAAGAACATTGGCAAGCTATGCAGGATGCTGAGAAGGCAAATGCTGATAGAGAGTATGATCTGCGTCTCAAAGAGATTGCAGCTAAAAGTAAACCAAAAACTTAAGGAGTGTAGTAATGGCAACAGAAACACCCGTAATAGGGTCGCAAGATTCTGACGAAGATGAGTTAAGGTCAGCGCTTGAGGGCTCAGAGGGAGATAATGACAAAGGTGGAGACGAAGGGGATAAGGATACAAAGACTGAAGAGGAACTAGCTGCAGAGGCTGCATTAGCTGAGAGGCTAAAACCTCAGGAGATTGAAGAGGCTGGAATGAAAAGAATGGAGACTCCTGAGGAAGCGCAAGCACGAGTTGATGCTGAAGATGCAGCTGCTAAAGGACCTACTGAGGTCGAAAAGCTTACCGAGCTAGTAAAGGATCTCCGTCAGATAGCTCGCACTTCCAAGCGTGAACAAGTTCAACTAAAGGCCAAAATTGCAAGGCTTGAAGGAAAGCTTGGGAAGGCTGCAAAAGCGGAAGAGGAGGAGCTTGAAGAGGGAGAGGAGGAAGCTGAAAAGAAAAAGGGAAAAGAAGATGAAGAACCCCTAAGCCGAGTAGAGAAGCTCCAAGCCGGAATATCTCAGATTGCTGAAGAGCGAGGAGCTAATCTAGATCTTCTTATCGAGACTATGGAACAAGGTGCATACAAGGATATAAAGACGGTCTGCTCAAGAAGCAACTTCGATGACATCTTCGAAATCATTGCGACTGAGGCGAGTAAGGAAACTGGTAAAGATTACGATGAGGTTCTTCTCGAAGTTGAACTCAGTGTTTGGGCCAAGGATAATCCTTATAAATATATGTATGACCTTATAAAGAAGTATCATCCTTCCTATGCTAAGGAAGAAGGTGCTGCCAAGCCTATTAAAGGTAAGGAGAAAACCATTGTTGTTGCTCCAGGGACTATTGCCGATAAGGGCGGGGACGGTGATGTGAAGAGTGGATGGACAGCCAAGCGAATTGATGATTTGCCTGAAGATGAGTTGGACACTGTTCCTAAAGATGTGTACGACAAGTACATGGCTGGTGAATTAAAGTAATAGGAGGTTAAGGATGGCAACAACACCTAAAACACAGTTTGCAACCAACGATCCCTTAACCAGGAAAAGATGGGCGAAAGACCTTTTCAAGATTATTCTTCCTGCTGTTGAGTACTCCTACCTTGTAGGTAAAGGTAGCGACTCGATTGTGCAGATGAGGACTGAGCTTGGGAAGGGAGAAGGCGACAAGATCACCTTTGGAATCCGCCTGCCGCTGACTGGAGCTGGTATTGTTGGTAGAGATACGGTTGAAGGAAACGAAGAGAAGTTGATCTTCAAGGACTTCGATATGACCATCGAAGAACTGAACCACGCAGTAGATACTGGTGGCAAAATGGATCAGCAGAGAATCCCTTGGGATTTGATGACTGAGGGGAAAAACGCTCTGCAAGACTGGTGGGCTGATAAGCTGTCTGATCTGCTTATAGCTACGCTGTGTGGAGACACCAGTTATACAATTGCTGGTAAGACCTTTGCACAAGCTTGTACAGCTCCAACCAAGCATCTGACTGTCAATGACACAGCCGAGGCCAGTATCACGTCGGCTGATGTCCTGGATCTTCACTTCCTCGACAGGATGAAGCAAAGGGCTGAAATGCCAGCAGATGGTGAGTATAAGGTCAGGCCCTTGAAAAAAGGTGGGAAGAATTACTTCCGAGTAATCTTGCACACCTTTGTCTTTGACGCTCTACGTCAGAATATGAACGTGGGGCAGTGGGGTGACTTGCAAAGGGCTGCAGGTAAGCTCCAGATACCGAATGTTGAGTTTGAATACAATGGTATGCTTGTTACCAAGTCCGAAAGGATTAGAGCATCTTATACCAATGTGTACAGAAATGTACTGCTGGGGTGCCAGGCTGCAACGTGGGCCTGGGGAGGTGCTGGTGAAAGCAAGGGTTCAGTCATGGCCTTTGTACCTTATGAGAAGGATGCCAAGAGGTACGTGATGATCAGAGGCGGAGGCATCCTTGGAGTGAAAAAGGTGGTCTTCAAATCCGCAGACTATGGTGTCGTGACTGGTTCCAGTTATGGAGCAGCATTAACTTAATAGTAGTAGGAGGTTGTTATGACTGATAAGTTTAGCCACAAGCTGGCTGACAATTATAAGCTGGCAATGAGCGGGTTGTTCATACATCCTACTGCTGATACGTATAATCTTGTCTTCATTCCTATGTGTGCGCTTGTAGACGATGTTTGGCTTGAAGTCACTGAGGCTTGCACAGCAGGTGCAGCTATCACTATTGGCTACGGAGCCTATGGTAGTGTATCTGCTGCGCCTTCTGGCTTTATGTCAAATGATATTGCGAAGCCACAGGAACTCGGAATGAAGAGGGCTCAGAGGGACAATCTGCTTTCGTTCCCAGGCAGGTACTTTTCGGACGGTAGGAGCATTTTGACTACCACGCTTACAGGTACCTTTACTGCGGGTCAGTTTAGGATATTTATGTCCTATTCAATTATCCGCTAACCCATAGAACTCAGGAGGTTATTACTATGGCTAATATACTGGATCTCAGACGATTTGATCTGAGAACAAATGTTTTGGAGAATCCGTTTTGGATTACTTCGGCGGAAATAACTGCTGCTTGTGATGCTAAGGTTGCTGGGCTATTCTCCTTCCCTATTTCTGCAATAGCCAACACCCTGTGTGAAGCCTTTTATGGCAACACCAAGATCATCATTCAGGAGGCAGTACTCGAGATAAACACAGCATTCTCTGGAGGCACTCCAGCGCTTATTATGGGTACTCATGTTCTCGATCTCCAGACGACTCTGGCTTATACTGATAGTCTTGATCCAAATGCGTTCGTAGAGGCTATTGACGGTTCAGGAGTAACTAACTCTGCGGGCCTCTATCCGCTCCATGCCACCAGTGCTTTCAATACTGCCAGGGTCGCAGGGCAGCACGCAGCTGGTCACCGGATGGATCGTGGAGGTCAAGGATATCGACGTGCCCTGGAAGGGTACGGCGGCGCCGAAGTGGGTCGAGCAGTTCAGGCAACTGTCGTACAAGGGGGTGCAAACGTCGGTGGTGGCGGCGGCGGGCACGAAGCTGGACCGGTCGATGACGGTGACGCTCACGCCTAAGGCCCGTGGACGCGGATGGCTGCGGTTCACAAACCACTTCGTCATCGAGAGCCTTCCGGGCATGCCGCCCGAAGAGGCATTGCAGGAAGGGGCTTGCGGCAACGCGGCCATCGGAGGCTTGTGGATATCGCCGGAGGCGCTGGCCAACCTACGTCCACAGCAGGTCATCGAGAGCAATGACAAAGTAGGGACGACCGTCACCGTCAGCCTGGTGGCGCAGGGCTCCG